TTCAATAGACGAACAGCATCAGCGAATCGCATCACTGCGTATTGTTCTTCGCCGGTGCCATGACCTTGACGTTTCACAACCAGTACACCATAATCAGCGTTGGCGTTGACCCGTTCTGTTTCTGTTTCCTGTAGCCATGCCGACAGCTCATGTCGTTTAGCTGCTTTACATTCAAACACTAACGGCCCGCATCCTGTCACGTCGCCTTTGTCTAGGTTGCCGTGCAATGCGCGACGCTCCGCATACGGGAACCCTACGTTGCGTAGATACCTGACGATGAGTGTCTCGAAGGATGTTCCTTTTTGTTTACCAGGTGACATTTTCGTGTGCCTTTCTGATGAGGTCGCGTAGCAAACTTGACCGTGATTGGTTGCATAGTTTTGCGAGTGCGTCTAGTTCTGCTGTTTGTTTTGCTGACAGTCGAACCCCAATGAAGATTGTTCCGGCTTCGTTGTTGGTTGTGTCAATGGTTCGTTTCGCTGACATCATTCCTCCGTTTCGGCTGGTGCTGGCTTTGCGGTTGCTTCTTTGAAAGCTTTACGCAATGCGGCAAGGTCTGATTGTTTACCTGCTCCGAACTTCACGTTGGCTTTTTTGTAGATACCAATGGGTGATAGTTCTGCTTTGCCACAGGCCGCATTGAATGATTCAATTTGTTCCTGTGTCAGTGGCGCATCAGTGTCTACTGGTTCTGCTGCGGGTTGGCTACTGATGTTGCGCTGTTGCGCTTGACCTGTAGCACGGGTGGTTGTAACGCTCGATGGTTTGCCACCAAGGTCTTCCCATTCTTGCTTAGTCCATAGCGACAGGCAAATACCGAAGCGCATTGCTGCGTTACGTAGGAAGTCACCGACAAGTTCTTTGTCAAGTTCTTGTTTGTCTGCACGTACTGAACCGACACCAAGGCGGGCTTGTCCGAGGATTGTCAGCTCGCCCCACATGGTTGCGATGCCGTTCTCTACGTGAATTGCTGGTCGGCCATTGTCCCATGCGATAGGTACCCAACGCCATGTCGGGTCAATCTCCAAGAGGATGCGGGTGATGTCTGCGTGACCTACGAAGTCAAGTTGGGTTCCACCTTTAGGTAGTTTGCCTACAATCTTCGGGTCTGGTACTGCATACTTCGTGAGTATGTCTGCCAGTGGGTTTACTGGTGGGTTGGTTGATGTTGTCATTTTTATTCTCCTTTAAGGCGCAGTGTTCTACTGCTTGTTGTTTTTGTGTACTGCTTTGATAGGTCAGGGTTTTCAATTTGGAAACGTTTGGCATCAAACCATTCCCGCTTCTGTCCCTTCCATGTTGCAACGACAGTGCCGTTGATGGTTGCTGTTTCTGCCGGACCGATAAGGTCGCACAGTTCTGCTTTCAGTCTGTCCTCTAATTCTTTGTATGAAGACAGTTCTGATTTGACGTGCTTCAACTGGGCGATTAAATCGGCAGCTTCTTTTGGTATCTCAACAGGTTCTGCAAGTGATTGCATGTAGCGGGTTGAGATTGTTTCGTAGGTGTAGACAACACCTGGGGGGTCCATGCCTAGCTCGATGGAGTTCAACCATTGCGAGGAGGCGTTGATGTGGTCTTCCATTTCGGCGGCTGTAATGTCTTGCTCAACCAATGTAAGGCGAAGCGTGTTGTCAAAGATGGCCCATGTAACACGGTTTGCATCAGAACAGATGGCTTGTTGGATGCCTTGAATTTTCCAGTAGTCAGGAAGTGTGCCGGAGTATTCACGGCTCGTTGTTTTCACTTCAAGGATGTGTTTGGTTTCTTCGTTCCATCCGTCAAGGGTGGAGATGAGATGGCATCCATTGTCGTCGTCGTAGCAGAACAGTTCGTCAGGTGTCGAGAATTTAATTCCGAGCCTGTCGCCTGCCCATTGGATGATGGTGTCTTCTAAACGGTTGCCTGTTTCCATGGCTGCGTTTGGTTGGATTGGTGTTGGTGCTACACCGGATAACAGTTCAGCTGCGTATTGGTCTTGTTTGACGAATGGGTGCAGGCCGTAAATGGCTGCTGCTGCTGATGCTGATATTCGGCGGTTGCCTTTTTCATCCTGGTATCTCTGGTTGAGCCAAGCTTGTGAACCGTGTGGTTCTTTTGATATGCGGTAACGGTGGTTTCCCATGTCGTTGCCCCTTCCTCTGTGTTGTACTGTTACACAGAGTACAGGTGGGGTGCGTCAATGTCAAGCGGAAAGAAGAATTATTTTTCTGACCATGCCGACAGGGATATAGAACAGGTTTATTCCGTCGCCATCATGGAAGCTTTGGAGTAGTGTCACGTGGTTTTGTTTGGCACCTGGGTCTTCAGTGGGTACTAGGAAACCTATTGACTGCACTAGCACTTCGCCGTCATCTTCAACGTCTTCGAGCGTTAACCAACCTGGGTCACCCCCGCAAGCATCAGCCCAATAGATGAGGGCCATTGGGTATGCAGGTGGGTCGTATTCAGTCGTCTGTGGATTCATCTAGGGGTTCTCCTTCAACGCGACATTCGACGCAGTAGCGACCTGTTTGTGAGAGCCATGCTTCACCGCATTGGGGGCAGACATACAGGTTTCGTGGACTGGTCATAGCCTGATGTTACTAGGCAGCTGACACCTGGCGGGGCTGGTCAAGCAGGGCATCTATACGTGCCACAAGGCTGAGAAGTTGGTCTTCTTCAGGGCCTCTTACTACTACTTTTGAAAGGAAATTACGGATAAGAAGAAGGTCTGTGAGTGTCATAGGACTTGTCACATTATCAGCGTGGAATTGTTAAATGTTCCTCTACAACAGTTAAACGTGTTTCTATTCTGTTGACTGAATCTCGAAGGGATGACCCGCCATTTGGAAGCATTTGTTGCTCCACAAACGTCATGGTTTTTTCAAGTCGTCTCGCCCATTTGAAGACAGGAAGGACAAGGGTTCGAAAGATTATGCCGAGCGCACCGACTAATCCGCCTGTCGTAATAATCCATTGCGCGAATGTCATTCGGATTCTTCGTTACTAATTTTGACGGCCTCAAACCATACAGCAAGTAAGAAACATATGCAGCCAAGACCAGTGATACCGAACAAAGCAAAAAGAAAAATCGCCGCATACGTCATACTGGTTTAGGTAGGGAACGCCATGCATTTTCCATGGACTCTGCTGTCTTGTGGGTGTAGTCAATTTCTAGATGGAGCCATTTTCCACCGGCTGAACCACCGTTATCGAATTCGGTCCACTGTTTCCAGCCTCTACCGATACGCCATCCTTTACCCCATTTACCGTCATCATATACATGAAGCTCTTGGATACCGAGGCAAGCTACAACGTCTGGATTGGTGAACCATTCGATGGCTTGTTTCTTTTTGGCTTTGTCTTCAATGAGGACATCAGCGGCCCGGCCCGTCGAATGAACGCTCATTTGGCCTGGCTTGCCTCCACGGATTTCACGAACCACAAATGTCCCAAGATTTTTTGCGCCCCATCTTTTGACGCAAAGTTCTACCAGTTTTTCAGTAGCAGGGTTTTTCTCTGTTGCTGTCTTGTCATAACCAATGTATTTTTTTGCCATAATTTTTTTTCGTTTCACTAAGTTTTTCCGTCGTTGTGGTGTTATGATTCTGTTGCCTCTAGCAAGGTCGTTTCCCCTTTCTCCCTTGCTAGGGGCTTTTACATATCTAATCGTCTACGCCAACTCCAAGAGCGATAGCGATGACGTTGATAGTAAATGTGACTGCGCTGATGATTAGGGCTTTGTTGAGTGCAGCTCCTGAGAGGGTGATGAGTACAAGGCCAGTACCTGATGCCCATAGAACTAATGATGCGATTGCGCCGAAGTATTTACTCATGAGTTGCACATTATCAGTTCCGGCGTTTAATGGCGGGGGCTACTGACATGACTGTTGTGATGGCGATGAGGGCGCGTCGGGTTTTGACGGGAACTGTGGAACCGATTGGTACGTAGGTGTCGGTGGCTCCGCTGAAGATGTCGATTTCTTCTTCGAAGGCTTCTCGAACTTCTGTTGGTGCGTCTTGTACTGCTGCGACGAGTTGTTCTAACTGGGTGTCAGAAAGGTTGTCTAGTTCCAGGGCATCGAAGACTTGGGTTGCTTCTTCGGCGGTGACTGTGGCTAGGACTTCGGCGTTGAGGGCGATTGCTGTGGCTTGTTCTGCGGTGATGGTCGGCAGGATGACAGGCAGGGTTGTCGTGGTTGTTGGTGGCATGGTGGTTGTGGTTGTGGTCGTGCTTGTTGTGGTTGTCGTTGTACTATTGACCACAGGAATCGTCGTTGTAGAGGTTGTAGATGTCGAACTTGTTGTGGTTGGTGGGATTGTCGTCGTTGGTGGTGGCTCTGTTGTCGTTGTCGTTGTCGAAGAAGTGGTGGTAGTTGATGTCGTTGTTGTTGTCGATGTCGTGGTGGTGGTTGGCGGGACTGTGGTTGTTGTGGTTGGCGGCAGCGTGGAAGTGGTGGTTGTAGATGTTGACGTGGTTGTTGGTGGCAGTGTGCTTGTCGTGGTGCTGGTTGTTGTGGTGGTGGTAGACGTAGAAGTTGTGGATGTTGAGGTGGTGTTGGCTGGTTGCCCGTTAAAACTCAGCTCGTACTGTTCGTTCCAGTTATTGCCCCCACGCCAAACATCGGGTTGCCAACAGCATGTTCCGGCCCGTAAACGGTACCGACCTGGCTGTACTTCTATGGAGATGTATGACTGCAAGCCAATAGCGTCGTCAACACTGATGATTAAAGTTCCTTGCTCGTTGTAAAGCCATAGTTGCGGGTCAGAGTTGAACCCGTCAATGTAATAAGTCTGTGCTACGAACTGTGTCGGCACGTCATATTCAAACCAGTAGTCCGTTGGGCTGGTGATGATTGGGTTCTCTGCTCTAGCACTAGAGGCTAGGAAAAGAATGGAAAGTACAACCCCTACGAGGGCGTAGCTGCTACGCCTTTTTGCCGAAGGCTGCTGCAACTTCTGCTCGGTCAAGTACACCGTCTTCAGACCATGAACGAAGGAGTGCTTCAGTGACTTTTCCTGCGGCTACTACACCTGCGATGGCTGCTGATTTCCAGAGTTCAACTCCAAAAATTGCGCCTCCGGCTACGGCTGCGAGTGCGGATGACCCGAATACACCAAAGATTCGGAGGACAATGGTTTGGAATTTAATCATGGTTGCATCTTAGCCTAATCGTGTTTGATGATGTAGTTGACTACTAGGTACGGCTGGTAGTAGTCAGTCCCGCCACCTGTCGGCTGGTTAGTGGCGGTGGTAGCAATGTTGGTGGCAGTAGTGGCTTGGTTCGTAGCGGTGGTTGCCTGGTTGGTGGCGGTGGCGTTATCGGTGTCATTGGGGTTGGAACTGTATCCGCTTAGTACGCTAGAAGCAGCACCGTTACTTCCAGCAGCAAAGTAGGCGTTGTTAAAGTCTTGGTTGTTGTGCAACCCAGAAGCATCAGTCCGTGTTGCATTGTAGCCATGTGTATGGGGATGTCCGTGAGCGTGAGCATCCTGTGTATGGTTATGGGCATCCTGCGTATGGTTATGGGCGTTCTGTGTATGGTTGTGGGCATCCTGCGTGTGATTGTGGGAAGGCATATTGCTTGTAGTGATAGTTAATGAACCACCAGTACCACGCAAAGTTAATGTGGCGTTGTCACCGATAGGAAAACGACCACGCATGTCGGGGGTATTAGCACCAACAATGCCAGCCAATGTTGTATAGCCAGTTGTGCTGGTACCGTCACAAAGTAACCAACCTGTAGGGGCGGCAACACCACCCCACATAGCGATAGTTCCGATAGGTACAAGGAAGTTTTGTAGGGCAGTTGCGAGGTCGCCCAAAGCAATAGTGCCATCAAGAATCTTGGCTGAAGTAATCGCCCCATCAGCAATACCGGCAGTAGCGACCTGACCCCATTCAGGGGCGGTAGCACCAGCATTTACTTTCAACACGTGGGCTGCGGTTCCAACGGCAAGTTCAGTAAAAGTTCCTGGTGTTCCTGAACCTTGGTACACAACAGAACCAGCATTGGCGTATTTGGATACTAATTCGTTTGCTTGGTTCGCTTCTAACGCGGTGAACACAGGGTAAATGACAGCACCTTGTTCATGCTGGCGGTCAGTAGTGCCATCAGCACCACGGCCAGCTGCTGATGCACCCCACGTAGAAGTAGCCGCAGGGTCAACAACAGTCAAGGTTGTAGCACTGCTGTACTTAACACAAATCTTTTCTTCTTTGGCAGTACCAGGGTCGACAACAACAAAGAATGGTTCAGCATCGGTGGACCATCCAGAGATGGCAACAGCCAATGTGATGTTGGTTGCCGCTGCTGAAAGGGTTACACCAAGCGTGTTAGATACAGGCGCACCTCTGTATGACCTTCTACTTTTACCGTTAACTGGCATATGACAACTCCTAGTTTTCCACCGAACGCAAGGTTACTACAAGCGTTCCGTTGAATGACCAGCTGTTACCCACAGAATCCACAGGTTCCCAAACAATATCTTCGAGAATGACGTTATGGGTGAAGGACCCTATTTGTAGGGTGATGATGCGGGGCGACTCAATCAGGTCATCAAAGAACTCTTGTTGTTCATCAACGTCGTAATAGTATTCTTTGCCTCTTACGGTTATTGATTCGTGGAGGATGATTGGGACAGAGAAAACTTGTGACCGGAATGGGGCTGCGTAGGCTCTAGCCATCCAACGGGTGAAGGTTGGGCCTGTGGTGGCGGTGCCTCGTTCTAGTACGTATTTGAATTCTGCTTCGATGGCTTTGGTGTCTGACCCGTCGAATGAGTTTTCTACGTCATCAGCGACAGACCATGTGCCTGCGGATTGGTATTCACCGTCGTCAATTTTCAGGTATGAAGTGATGGACCCGGCAAGCGGGGTGGAACGTGTGTCTATTTTGGCGATGAACTTACGGTCTGGGATACCCCACCGCCATATGCCTGTTTCTATTTCGCCTGATGCAACAAGGTTGTCTGCGTCTTCTGCGATAACTCCTACGCCTGAGATGGTAAATACTTTTTTGGTTGCGAATGGGGTCACTGGGTCGTCAAAGATAACTACATTAGTAACATCAGCAGTGCTGGTGTACATAAGGTCGGTGGCAAACGCGGGTGTGTTTGGTGCGGTGAACACGGATAGGTCTAATGCTCCTAAACCTGTTGATACGCCGTCGTAGTTTGACCATGTGAAGTAGGAGAATCTGCCGTTTGATGCAAACTTTTTTACGGCACCGGAGGTGGGTATTAGTTGTCCTGCGATGAGGTTTGAGTTGGAATCGGTGGAGCAGTATCGAACACCTTTGTTGGTACCGATAAGGATGAATCCGAGATATGCGCTCATTGCTGTGACTACTTCACCTGTTGGAAGTGAAAGAGCAACAACGCCTGTATCTAAAACGCCAGTGTCTTTGATGGTCATTTTGTAGATAAGAGATTTCTTACCTGAGAAACCTGCTGCATATACGGCGTTTTGTCCTGCGGCTACGTCAACCCATCTAAATGCGTCGTCGTCTACCAAAATTCTGTCTGATGATGTTCCTGCACCTGCAATTTGTCTTAGATTTTGGTCGTGAGAAGCAAATAAATAACCTTTAGCAAATCCCAAAAAGTAGTAATTGACTGTTCCTGTAACAAATTTTGTTCCACTGATAGTTCCTGGTGCTGCGGATGTGTCAATTTTTCGTACACCATCAGAAGGGAAAGCAAGGTAAACATCGTTACCATCGGTAGCCATAGATTGCACGTTGCCACCGTGTTCGCCAGTGCAGTCAGTCCATGTGGGGCTAGACGCATACGGATTGGTGGTGTACTTAACATCACCATTCAACGCAACATAGACACGCCCATCCTGAACAACCATGTGTTGCGTAGTAGCAGCATTAGATAATGAAACTTTGGTTGCGTTATGCAAACTCAACTGACCTTTAACCCAAGGGTTTATACCTTTGGATTTGTAAAAACGGTACGGTGCAGACTCGTTCATATCTGCATACTGTTGCCCTGCGCCGTTATGCCACGAATCTTGTCCTCTGCGCCACAAACCACCAGGGTTGATAGCACCCTCACCAGGGCTAGTTGAATCATCCGTAGAGTCTCGAACACGTTGTTCATAACCGCGTTGAAACTTGCCTGATTTTTGGTCAACCATAAACGGGCGGCCATCAATAGCGACAGGGAAAACATTAGGGACTAGCGAAGATACTGCTGTACCAGAATAAAAAGGGGGTGTCCCGAAGTACGGCAGGGTGAAGGTCGTAACCGTCATTAGTTAATCCCTGCTAAGGAAAGTTGGGTATTGCCTTGCAAGTCGGGCCGCTTCAGCAGTGATACGGTCACGGCGCATACGGATGATGTTGTTAATAGAACTAGATACCGACCCTGTTGGGACTTCTTCTGAACGGCGGGTGTCGCCTTGTGATTCGGTGAAGTTACGTTTCACTTCTCGTGGTGATACGAGTCTGATTTGTGCGCCCATCATCAGGATGTCTTCAGCTGTGGTTGGGAAACCAGCAATGTTTTGTAGGTTTTGTGTTTCGTTGGTGACGTTTGTGTATGGGGCTTTGTATACGACAATCATTTTTCCGGCACGGACTTGTTCATCGAAACGGATTGCGTATCCTGCACTGAAATCATCGTTGGGTAGGTCACGGATGAGTCGGCATTTGCGGATGACTGGATAGTCGGTGGCTATGTAGCGGATGGTGACAGATACAAGGTCAATGATTTTGTCTACCGTTGGCAAGCTAATCATGTTCCAAGTGCCGTTGTAGTTTAGTTCTAGGCTTTTGATTTGGTATAGGCCGTTCATGGGGCTGGATAGGTCGTCTATTTCGGCGTTGATTGCTTCCAGTATTTGCGCCCGTGGGAACCGTGGGTCGATGGTTGCGACTGAACCTGTGACGTGTGCGGCTGGGGTGGTGCCGTTGTAGCCTCTTTCGACTACGGCGGTTTTGGCTCCTGGCGCGGTTTCCCATACGTACATGAGTTCGGCATCTATTTGGATTACCCCACCTGGGCGCATACCGTTGAGGTCGTACTGGAAGACGATAGATGTGGAGGTGGCGGTCAAGGCTCCGACTGTTTTGTTGCGTTCCTCTACGGTGCCGGACATTAGTTGACGGACAGTACGGTCAATGACTGTAGCTACTGTCGACATTCATACTCCTTGTATTGGGACAAGGCAATCATAGCCTATAGTGGGTCAGGTTCGTTTTAAGTCTTGTATCGTCAGGGTTTAAGGCCAACGCGTTGGAGCCGTGGTGGAACGCTTCGTCGCTGTCTCCGAGGTGGTGTGAGGCGATTGCCATTAGGTCGTGTGGTAGCCATCCCCATGCGTCTGATTCGCAGAGGTAGTCGAGTGGTTTTTCGGTGATTGCTAAAGCGGTGGATGCTGCGTTGCGACAGGCGAGCCAGTTGTGTTGGTTGTGGTAATACTGGGCTAGGTCGACCCATGTTTCACGACGTGTTGGTGATTCAGCTATTGCTCGGTACAGGTGGTATTCGGTTGCTTGGGGAACCATTTTGGCTAGGTAGCGGTGGGTGGCTGCTCGTTCTGGGAACCACGTTGATAGGTCTAGGTGTCGGGCGAAGTGGTATTGGGCGAGGCTGTAGTCACCGTGGAAGTACAGTTCACGGGCTAGGTAGAACTGGTTGCGGTCATCCCTTGGGTCTTCTTCTACAGCAAGTTTGAGTAGGGGTAGGTATTGACTGCGGGATTTTGAGCTGTCCGGGTGGTGGTGAATTTGTAGCCCGTCTACCCATGTCATTGATTCACCGTCGGTGGGTTTGAGGACTTCATGGACTGGGTGTTTCCATGTGTATCCGTGTCTGGCGTGGATTTTGTCGCCACCATAGACAAGCCCTTCAGTGCCGTCGGGGTTCCATGACCAGATGTATTTGTAGCGGGGGCGGGTGATGCTTGTAGGGATTGTTTCTAGTGCTTCACGCCAGCCTGGTTGCAGTTGTTCATCCATGTCTAAAGCGATGCACAGGTCGATGTCTTTGGGGAGCATGGAGAGTGCCATGTTGCGGGCTGTGTCAAACCGCCACGGACTGATGACACGGGTGATGGTGTGGATGCCTAGTTGGTGGGCGAGGGTGGTGGTTTGGTCTGTTGAGCCTGTGTCTAGGATGAGGCGATAGTCGGCTTCTTTGCAGGATTCTGCCCATTGCTGGACATGTTGTTCCTCGTTGAGGGCGATTGTGTAGACAGCTATTTTCATGTGGTTCCCTTCTGCTGGCAGGTTTAGCCTGCAATCTCCTGAACTGTAATAGTGCTAACCACGCCCACACTTGTGTCATACCATCTTTTATTCAAAACTAAACTGCCTACTCGTGGATACCACTGCAGTTTGTATGTAGTGGCAGAAGTAGTTGCAGGGCTATCTAAATAGTTAATTGGAAAAGGCATTATATGAAGATTTTGGTTACTGAAGGCGTTACCTCGTTGGTACCAAGTCACATTGTTTGACATTCCAGTACCGCCCAAAACTGTTGAACCCCTTACAAGGTTAAACCACATATCGTCTGTGGAATCCATGCCAACATTAAATACACCTGTTACAAGTATTTTGCTGCTAGTGCTTTTAGGAGTAATAGTCACGGACATCCCTGAAATATCCGTCATTGAACCAGTGCTAGTAGTTGGTTGAGATGTAACTGTTGTTGATTGAACTTGCAACACGGTTCCGTTTGTTGGCGTGGTTGCAGAGATGTAACGCCATGCTGTGCCATTCCAAATCGCCACCATGTCCGTGTCGGTTTCAAAAATCATTTGACCTTCGTACGGGGCTGTAGGGCGTGTCGATGACGTGCAAACACCAGGGCGTAACCCAGTTGAATTATTACTAATAGCCATTATGAGTTCCTATATCCATAAAGTTTTGCTGTCCCAGAAAATGCTGAAGTACCAACAAGACTTAACCCGTCATAAGATGTTGTGTTGTTCACAAAACCAGACCAGTTGATACCAAACAAAAATGGACCACCAACAGTTTGTGATGCAGATGTTTGACCAATAACAAAAGTTTCTTGTGCAAGTCTTGGTGCTATCAAATCAAAACTTATAGCAACATAACCCGTGTTTGAATCTGCCATATTTATTGAATTGTCAGCAACGCTCCCACTAGCACCACTGCCTCCTGCATAGTAATAAGTTCTACCCCAATGATATAAAGAACCAGTTGATAAATCTGTAGAGCCGCTACGAACACGCAAGTTAATTTGGTTTTGACTTGCAGTTTGTCGTGCCGTTGGGCTAAAAACCACACGGTAATTGTCATAATTTGATGTTAAAAGAGAAGTAAATGACAATGATGTTTGCCCTGAAATTGTAACGCTTGACAAAAACTCCAACCCTTGTGGGTTTTGTGCAG